ATATTTATAGATAGAGTATGAACAAAATAGAAGTTAACGGAAAAACAATTGAGATCAAAGACCCCACAGTAACTGATTGGGCTAATGTGATGAAATATAAAACCATTCTTGATGAAGAGGAATTATATTACAAGATGCTTCAAGAATTTACAGGATTGGATCGTGATGAATTATTATCACAGGATGCATCATTTGTAATTAGGATCGGGGATATTGTTCAGAACATATTGTTAAATGAAAATCAAAAGTTATATCCTGAGTTTGAACATGAGGGAATAAAATATAAATTACTTGATATCAATAACATTTCATTTGGTCAGTATGTAGACATTGATACTTATCTAAGGAAAGATGAGAATTATAGAATGTCAAATATGAATGAGTTAGCTGCTTACTTATATTGTGAGGAAGGATTAAAATATTCTGATTCAAATTTCAAGAAAAGAATTGATGCTTTCAAAACGCTTCCTGTGAAGTTCGTCAATGGAGCCCTTTTTTTTTTAGTCAATTTAGTAGGAGCATCGCAAAATCTTACTCAACTTTATTCCAAGAGCAAAGTGATGTGGAAACTCATGAGGATAAGAATAGCTTTCATAGTCATTATGGATGGTATTACGCAATTAGTTCACTCGCAGAAAACAAAATTTGGCAGGTTGATAATGTGGTTAATGTCTCCCTTGTTGGGGCTCTCAATCATCTTAGTTACCTTGTGGATCTCAATAAAGAAAAAGAGAAAGAAATAAAAAAGCAGCAACAACAATCAAAGCATAGATGAGTTTAATAACATCAGGTTTAACATGGCAGGTTGACTTTACAAATCAATCATCACTTATTATTTCCACAGATGGATTTGGTAATCCACAGATTGACAAAGCAACGAACCTTTCCAATCCGTCATTATTCTTTTCAGGTATAAGTAATAGTGAACCTCTTTATGTTTATAGTGGATTCAGTAATGCGTTAGGTTTTTCAGGAACTGCACAAGCGAATGGTGGAAATACCCTTACAAACAAACTTGGTGATTATGGTTCATATACTGATTACACAATGTTCTTCATGGTTAATAACACAGGAGGAACTACCAATCAGTTTGTTACATCACCTAACGATCCAAACTATTTGGGTCAATCACAAGGTTATGATTGGTTTGAAGCAAGGACTGAAATAAATCCACCAACTTATGGAACTGCAGGTTTCTTTTATAGAACGAGAACAACAACATCTACAACAAATGATTTGAGGGCAAGTGGAGACACAAACAATTGGTATGTAGTCGGAACAAGAGTATATCAATCAGGATCAGATATTATAACGGACATTTGGATTGATGGTGTATTAACCGCAACGACAACCACAACATCACAAACTCTAATCACAGCAGTTGATCCAATATTCTTTATAACAGGTAGACAAAATTATCCTGGTGATATTCTTTACACCGAAGCATTATTCTATGATCGTAAGTTGGATAATACAGAAATGACAGACAACTTTGATTATTTCAATCAAAAGTATTTCCCACCATCAATCACTCCCACTCCCACAGCAACACCCACTGTCACTCCGACAAATACAATCACTCCCACAGTAACACCAACTAATACAGCCACACCATCAACAACACCATCAAACACGCCAACACCAAGTATTACTCCATCGGTATCAGCATCAGGAATACCAGACTTTACAATTAACTTCAAGAAGATAGCCGATGACTTTGAGACCATGGCTAATACTCATTATCAAATTAATTCATTTGGTTTGGGTAATATTGATGGAATAAGTTATTGGACAACAAGTAGAGACAAAGAAGAGAATACAACATTCAATCCACCCATATTCCCATTACTATATGTGGTTCCTGGTAATGTTATCAATGACTTACAATACAAGACATGGGAATTCAATAATGTTATGATGGATATTGTTGAAAGGGATTTAGATAATCAGGTGGATACCTTGTCAGATACATTACAAATCTTACAAGATGTGATATCTCAATTTAGATTATCAGTTAAAGCCAGTGAGGGATTATACAACAACAAATATTATCTTGATGAGTTTGTTAATTGTGTTCCATTTATGGAGAAGCAAGCAGATATGACAAATGGGTGGAATGGATTATTGAGAATTAAAACAATGACCCCACTCAATAGATGTGCTGCTGCTTTCAACACATGGACGGGATCACCAATCATTCACGATACAATTAACTTTAAAACATTCCACGATGATTTCAGAACTCTATCTGAATATCACAAACAGATTAATTCATTTGGTTTTGGACAGATGGAAGATTTATCTTTTTGGACTGAGATGAGAGACAAGGTTGATAACAGTCATTTCAACTCACCAATCTTCCCATTACTATATGTTGTTCCTGGTGATGTCCAACAGAAGTTTGGATTTATGGAATATAGTTTCACCATTATTGTAATGGATATTATTGAGAGGGACTTATCCAATCAGACAGATGTGTTAAGTGATACCAATCAAATGATGGATGATATCATCTCTCAATTTAGATTATCGGTTAATGCTTCACTCGGTAATTTCAATTCAAAGTATTATTTACAGAACCCTGTTGTATGTGTTCCATTCCTTGAAAAGTATTCAGATCTAACTGGTGGATGGACAGCACAAATTAATATTGAAGTTCCAAATTCTCTTGATAGATGTAATGCAGCATTTATGTCGTTCATTACTCCGAGCCCTACAGCAACACCAACCAACACCCCAACTCCAAGTATCACTCCTACAAACACACCAACTGTTACTCAGACACAAACGAGCACACCTTCAGAGACACCTACTAATACCCCATCAGAAACTCCAACCAACACGCCTACTGTTACAAACACACCAACAACCACAACAACATTAACAAGCACTCCAACTCCAAGTGTTACTCAGACAAACACACCAACAACCACAACAACATTAACAAGCACTCCAACTCCAAGTGTTACTCAGACAAACACTCCAACTAACACAATGACACCATCAGTAACACCAACTAATACAAACACGCCAACTAATACTGCGACAAACACACCAACTCCAAGTGTTACCCCAAGTGGTGGAGGAACACCACATCAAATATGGGGCACTGACAATAGGAAGTGGGATAATAATTCTGACTTATGGAGCACAACTTAAAAATATTTTAATTAAAATTATATGGCTATTTTAACAAACGAACGAATCAAAGACACATACTATGGTCTATTAAACCTTCAAGATTCCACAACAGGAATCACACAATCATTCCAACAGATCCAAGATGGACTTGGGAACAATACAGGATTAACAATAAGACAAAACCAATTACAAGGTGGTGGATTATTCTCAAATCAATATTTTGTCCCACAATATATGGGAACAAACACAATAACTTTTTCTGCGGGAAGTCAATCTGCGTTAGGAACACAGAATGTTATAATCGCAACACCATTTTATGACCCAGGTATGTTCTCTTATTCTGCGATGAGTTATTTTTTGGGAACTATAACCTCAACAAGTGACACTTGTGAAGCAGCAATCTATTCACCTCAATACATTAATGGTGCGGGATTACATCCAAAAGATGTGATTATTTCAGGATTAACAATAACTACAACAGGATCAACAGGATTAAAAACAATAATCTTTCCATCAAATATTAGTATGAGTGGAACAGGTGCAGGTCCTTATTTCCTTGTATTCAAGATTTCCAATGGTGGAGTTCAACCAACAGTTAGATTTGGAGGGGGTGGTTTTTATTCAGGTGTTGCCAATTTGTTTTACGGACAAGTTCCTACCGTAACAGGAATAAATTATGGTACACCCATAAGAATTAATGGAAGCAACTATGTTTATTCAGGAACATCAACCTTTCAAAATCCATTTCCAACAAGTATTGCGTCAACACAAAGTTCAACATTTAGTATTACAATGAATACATTTGGATTTGCATTACATACAGTAGGAGCATAATATGTTTGAATTAACTGATAGAGAACTACAAAGATTTGGCACCTTATTGGTGAATCTCATTAAGAAGAAACTTAAGGAGAAGATTTATCCATATGGTAATCCCAATCAAAAAGGGAAGGGAAACAAATATGCCTCAGGTCAGTTATACAATTCATTAACAGCAACAGTAATACCAGGTCAGAATGATAACCCATCAGAGTTGGTTATTACCTATCAAGATTATTTTAAGTATGTTAATGCAGGAAGACCAGCAGGAGCAAAGAAAGTTCCTATATTCAGTTTACTACAATGGATTAAAATAAGGGGATTAAAGTTATCACTACAAGCAGAAAGAAAGGGATTGGCTTATGCCATCAATAGAAACAGAGAGAAGAAGAACAAACATAAATTACCATTGGATGTTTTGACTGGTTGGATTGAAGATAAAAATATTAGAAGATCAGCAGATCAGAACAATATGAGTTTAGCCTTTGCTATCCAACAAAGCATTTATAGGTATGGTATCCGTGAAACTAATATTTATGATAAAGCACTTCAGGATTTTCCAAATGTGATGGATAACTTACCGGTTAATTTACCACAGGAATTAAAAGCAGAATTTGAGTTATTGATAAATGCTGTGGCAGAAGATGTAAATCAATTCATTGATAGAAGCATAGATAAAGAAATTAAAACAATAGAATTAGAATGAGTTTAAATTTAACCATAAAACAAATGCCCTTGGCGATGACACCAGCACATGCTGATCATACATGGAATGTGGCATTAAATGATTATTCGGCTTATACTGATATTAGATTGGTGGTTGATATCTATAAAAATCCCTATCGTAATGACTCTGGTTCAACCCAAGTTTATGGTCAGGTTGCGAGAATACTTGTTCCATCAAATGAATATGGTAATTGTATCTTTAATGTGGAAACAATTATTACAAATCTTGTAGATAAGAACCCAAGAAACTTGGGAGCAATACCAACAAGTGCCACAACATCAGCACAAACAAATCCTTATTTGGTTAGAGTTGCTGATTCAGATACCACATCTGTTGAACTATCAACATCACAAGCAACAGTGGTAAATGATAGAACCTCCACAATATCGTTTTCTAATGGATTTAACGGGGGTTATGAAGGATTTGAGAACATATATCAGATCAATGAATATCGTTGTTTATTTGGGGTGCAATACACCTCTGGTGGGACATCAACAACAATAGTTCCAACAAACTTCTCAGCATATACATCTTATACTGGTGGAACGATATCCCCACTATCAGCACAGACACAACCTTATGGTGTAATGATCTGGCCTGGTGTTCAGGATAACAAACAAATGTCAGAACAATATTACTACTCAGGTAATAACTTAACAGGTCAATACAACTATCTTGATACCAATGTTTATAACTGGCAGATGAGCACAGGAACAACAAGAGGACAATTCATGTCTACTTATGGTAATGAGACAATACCAATGACAATACTTGGTTCAAATGTTTATCAGACAAGATGGAGAACACACTATTACAAATGTCCGATCATTGTTGGATTTATGTATGGGGGTAATCCACTTTATTCAAACACAACATCTGTTAAATCAATTGTATATTCTCAAAAGATACAAGGTAATGGACAGATGAATTATGATGCAATACAAAACGCACCAGTAGATTTTACATCAAGAACAAATTTACAAACAGTAGCCCCATATGGTTATATGCAACAAAGAATAGCATATGGTATATTCAAACCTAATCCTGAAATAAGAACCAATAGTGATGTTGCAATATATCTTACCAATGATGTATTTGGAATTGATTATGACGAGTATGGTTCATCAGAGATCGTTCAATATAAGATGGTAGGTGATGAATGTTTTAATGACCCTATTTCATTCTTGTTTATGAATAGAAATGGTATTTGGGAT